GCCTATTATAGCGGGGTCCCCGATAGCCAATAACCAATCGTCATCATCAAACCCTTTTAGTTTACGCTTAATCTGCGCAACTAATCGCCCTGTGTTAAGGTGAAGCTGATCATTAAAATTTGCTAAAGGAATCAATTCGCCCCATTTGGTTGCAGATATTATATCTACGCGGGGGTTTTCTTGTGCTACAAATACTTTGTTTGCCATTGAGTTCTCTCTTTCTTGTTTACGTTTAATCACGTTAATCTAATTAAATATAATTGTAAACTATTTTTTTTGACTTATTATAATTATTCTGTTTATATATAAGAATTGTTAATAGAAAGTGAGAAATATGTCTTATACGTTTAAGACGAAACCCTTTGATCATCAAGCCGATGTTTTAAAGCTGTCATGGAAAGCTTTGAACTGGGCTTACTTCATGGAAATGGGTACAGGAAAATCCAAAGTCTGCATAGATAATGCCGGCATACTTTTTGAATTAGGTCACATTGATACGTTCATAGTTGTTGCACCTAAAGGCGTTTACCGTAATTGGGCTCAGATAGAAATTCCTGTGCATCTACCAGATCGTATTGAACGTGACACCGCTATGTGGTCATCAACTCCTAAACGTGAACAGAAAAAACAATTGGAATCTTTTTTAGCGCCTAACGTATCAGAAACCTTGCGCATATTGGTAATGAATGTTGAAGCGCTGTCTACTGTCAAAGGTACACGGTACCTTGAAATGGTATTAAAAAAATCAAAAGCTATGTTTGCCGTAGACGAATCGACCACTATTAAAAGTCCAAAGGCTAGACGTACTAAAGCTATTATAAAAATAGGACGACACGCTAAGTATAAAAGAATTCTTACGGGTTCTCCCGTTACACAATCGCCTATGGATCTTTGGGCGCAATGTAATTTTTTAGATCCTACTTTGTTAGGAGATGTTGGCGACAATTATTATCAGTACCAATACCGTTACGCTATTATGAAAAAACGTACGATGGGTGCACATTCTTTTAATTTAATAGTAGGGTATAGAAACCTTGAAGCTTTAGCCGAACTGTTAAAAACATTTTCTTCACGCATCATGAAATCCGAATGTTTGGATTTGCCTTCTAAGATTTACACCCAACGGCATATTCAACTGACTCCCGATCAATCTCGTATATACATGGAGATAAAAGAATACGCCTTGTCTTATCTGAGCGATACCGAGTTTATGACAGCACCTAATGTTATGACGCAACTTTTACGTCTGCAGCAGGTTTTGTCCGGACATTCTAAAACCGATGAAGGCGATATAGTAGAAATAAAAGACAACCGTTTGCCTGAGTTAATGCAATGCCTGGAGGATGTATCAGGTAAAGTTATTATCTGGTCGCGTTTCCGTTATGACATAAAAAGAATTCATGCTGAACTGACTAAGGTATACGGGCCCTTGTCCACGGTAACTTACTTTGGTGATACGACAGATGAGGATCGCACTAAAGCTATCGAACAATTCCAAAAAGGAGACGCGCGGTTTTTTATAGGGAACCCGCAAACAGGAGGGTATGGTATTACTCTTACCGAAGCAAACACGGTGGTGTATTTTGCAAACAGTTTTGACTTAGCAGTACGTATGCAGTCAGAAGACCGGTGCCACCGCATCGGCCAAACCCAGCACGTTACTTACATAGATCTTATTGCGGAAAAAACAATTGATGAAAAAATTGTTAAGTCTTTACGTAATAAGATGGATATAGCCAGCCGAGTAATGGGCGAAGATTTAAAAGAATGGCTTAATTAACTAAGGAGAAAGAAATGTCAGAAAGTTTTATAAAATGGTTGAATCGAATTTTTGTAGGAGAGCCACAAAAAGATTTGGAGCAAATGAATAAAATTGAATTAGAGCGTAAAGGAAGAGAAGTTGGAATAGAATTAGACCGACGATTAAAAAAAGCGACTTTAGTAAAACAATTAAGAAAAAAATTGGGGAAATAATATGGAAAGTAATCCTTATGAAGGAGTTAATGAGTTTTATGAAAAGCTTACAGACTTTGTAAACGGCGAAAAGAAATTTAATAATAGTAATAAAGTTGTGTTATTATTTCGTTTGGCCTTAGAGCTAGGCGGAGCGGATGATGAGATGGGCTTACAAGAAATGTGTTACCTTATGTCTAAGCTACAATATACTACGTTAGGTATTATATTAGGTAAAGAAGAAACCTTTAATGGTATACTGGAAGAGTTCGATGTGAGTCGTACTAATCCTAATTAACTTTGACAACGGTAAACAAAAAACAAGGATGGGGGGAAGAGTCTTTTATGGGCGATCCCTCCCGCAAAAAACAAGAACATTGGGCGCATATACTTTTAGAATTGCGCAACAAATCGGGAATGTCTCGGGTGCAATTAGCGGAAGAGTCGGGAGTCGGGGTATCCACAATAGAAAACTACGAACGAAAAAAGATTTCGGAACCTTCTATTTATAAAATTGAATCTTTGCTCCAGGCAATGGGGTATGAGTTAGATGCTATTTTTATTGATCATTAAATATTTCTAGCGGTAGGAACAGTCCAAGGAGTCCAAACTTCTTTTTTTCCTCCATGATATTCTCGGGCATGACCCTCACTTATTAATGTTGCACAAATGTCTTGCCCTTCTACTATCGGGATTGCTAATATCCTCCCAAATTTGCCTTTTTTTTGCTTTACCGTTTGTATAGTAAACTTTTTCGGTAGTAATTCTTTAAGTCGGGCTTTTGCTTGTAATCCTAAAGCTTTCTCTTCTAAATTACGGGTGCGTGACTCTGGGGTGTTTATTCCCTGCAGACGAATTCTTTCATTAGCTAACGTAACCTTGAAACCCAGATCTACGTCCACATCAATTGTGTCGCCGTCCACTACGCGCCGTAATGTGCAATTATATTCATACATTAGAAAAGTATATACTTTTTTCGGCAGGGTTGTTTGTGATATCCGCCGACCTCAGCTTAAACCACCATGAACTCATTAATGCAACCGTTATCAACCAACTTTTTGACGTTTTGTCGGGGTATAAATCTTTTGCTATGTCTTCGGGTTTTGCTCCCCGTTTAGCAAAAGATCGGGCTTCTCTTATTGCTTGCTCCATACACTCAAACAATAGTTCATCTTTCGTCATCATAAATTTCCCTTATAAAAATCGGTGTTTCTTCGCCCATCCAAGCGCCCACTACATTGAACTCAAAATAATCGATAGCTTCTTCTTCCGTCATCCCTTGAGCCATTAAGATCTTAATACATTTGTTTACGTCATAGGCAAGGATGTCTAGCTGACCGCACCGATTGCCAATACCAATAATGGCTTCATCGAAGCCGTCAGCCCGCAACATATTAAGAGAGTAAGCCTACTAGGAAACTACCTAGCGCTATACAGATATAAAATTCTAATCCCATTTTCTTTCTCGCTTTCTTTTTTTTGTGCTTTTTAAAAAATTTCATAACTATATACTTGCACACATTAGTATGTAGATAAAGATTAAAATGTGCAATGACCATGATACTCCTAATATTGTCCAACAAACTTTCATCATTACTTTCTCTCCTTCTGGTTAACCTAAAACTTCCCAATCGGTTTTAGGTGTTATTACATGGCACTCTGGACACTCCCGTTCTTGCCATGTAAAATTGTACACTACGGACGGTGCGTGGCAATTGGGACACCAAACTTGTCTTCTTTTGCCCTCTACACCGTCATAGGATCTTACTTTCGTATGTTTTGTTACCTTGCTCATCTTTTTGTATATGTTTTTTCTCTAAGTTTACGCATCAATACAGCTAGGTTAGTTGCCCAATAGTTCTTCGCCCAATCGGACTCGGATCTATTTAGGCAAGCAATCGTATTGTCGATTAGTCTTTCGTATTCATCTGGCATCACTCCACCTCCCTATTAATAAAATCGTCAATAAATCCGCCAACATAACAATCGACAATCTCCTCATCCGCTTCATTAAACATCACAAGGTTTGCCCAATCGTCTTTCTCGCCTTCTTTCTGCATGTGCAATTCTACTACGGCATCAACACTTCTAATGTGTTCCATAATATCTTTAAAGTCTGTATTATCTTTACATAAGTGTTCGCCCTCACACAATAATTCAAACTTCCATCCATGTCTTAATCCAGACTTTACTAATTCTTCTGCTTCACTAATCATTTTACATCCTCCATAAATGCTTCACCTAACCTAGACTCCCATGCTTCTGGTACTACCCATCCAACCATGTTCATTAACTCTTGCAGTTTAGGATACAGTTCTTCATAATCTGGGTCATCTGCAAGTCTGCACGATAACTCATAAATAAATTTATGAAAATGTTCTTGCATTACTTCTCCGTCAAAACCTTTATATTTATATTCCATTATTCTTCCTCCCTAGTTAAATAATCTCTGACTGCAGGTATATCTCTATAAAGTTCCATCAATACGACGTGGCTCTTTAAAGGTTTTTTTGTCCCTGCTTCCCACCGTTGGACACTGGCTTGTCCAAATCCGCAGACATCAGCAAACTTTTGTTGGTTACTAAAATATGTTTTTCTTAGTTCTTTTATGTCTTTACTGTTCATTGGTTTAATATTCCTTCCTCAATTAATGCTCCGAAGTTTATCGGATTAATTATTTTAACATGATGGATTTTAGCTTTCCATTCTCCGTCTACGGAAATAGGTCTGCCATTCTCCTCGTACTCGATGTCATGATCCTCTGCATAGATTTCTCTAAGCATCTCCTCACGACCTTCATCACTTGTCATCCATCCATTCTTTTGCTTGTATATCATCCAAGAATAGGTGTACCAGAAATGATCGCCAATGCTTTCCTCACAAATAATTAATACTCTGGTTTGCGACTCATACATCATCGGCTTTCTCCTTTAAATACTTAGTGTAAATCTTATGTATTGTTTCATAATCTTTGTCGGCTATTCCCGACTTTTTAGATGCCATGCTATCTAAAAAGTCATCAAACTTAATTAGGTATTCTTTAGTCATTAGTATTCTCCCTTTCTAATTTAAATTGTGCCATTTCTTTATCTCTTTCGACTTCGAATTCTTGCTCTATTTCTATTAAACATTCCTCGCATAGGTATTGATCATCTGCAGGAATGCGGTTGACAAATTTGCCAGATCCAAAGCTCGTGTCCTCCCCGCACTCCTTACATAGATCTGGCGACTGCTGTTCTATAGATTTAGACCATGCCATTTTTCTAAACCTCCCCATCGTTATTCTCATCTTCTTCTATTTCTCTGAGCCAGTCATTAAAGACATTATCTACATGGTTAGGCATATCCTCCGTAAGTGGTACAGACTTAGGATTGTCTGACCACTCTACTAATATTGTGTACCCAACTATGTGCCTATCTGTGGTTGGTATTGTGTTTATATCTCTAGACATCATCGTCCTCCTCAACTTTACTTGGGTCAAAGGCCTTAGGATCTGTTGGTGCGACGTAATCTGACCACGGTCTGTACTGGTACTTACCTTTGTCATCGCCATAGTCACAAGCACCGCCTTGTCTTTTTAGATCAAACAATGCAATAACTTCCTGCAATGCTTCCATCATTTCTTCCACTTCCGAGTACCGTAAACATGCTACTCCTCCATCGGTAAGGGTTTGATTTATATTCTCTACTTTATTGACTAATGTTAATGTTTCTTTACTTATTTTCTTCATGCTTTCTCTCCTTCTTTTAATTGTTGTTCTAATTCATGTTGTAAACTAGCTAAATACCCATCTATAAAGGCTCTTTTTTCACTCATAGTTTTATAGTTATTTAATTCTACTTTTAACTTTTTTATTTGTCTGCCGTTCATACGATTTCTCCTTTATCTAATGTTGCTAATAATTCTGCTACATAATTTTGATCTACATAGGTTAACCTTCCTATTAGATATGCTACAATTTCGTCCTTAGTTGTTAAGCCTTGACTTAAAGCTTCGCCCACTAATTCTTCATGTTCTATTACTACGTCACTCATGCCACCCATTATTCTTCTCCCTTAGTTGATTTATTTAATCTGCCGTCAGCATAAAAAGAATTTTGATATTGTTTTGTTGCTAACTGCACTTGGTCATCATTAAAGCATTGCGGAAAAGCCATGACCACATACACCCAATCACAAGCCTCTTCCCAATATCTCTCATCACCTTTATAAGGTGTTGCTAATGGGAATAATTGTTTAAGGACTTTGATACGATGGTGTGATAAAACATAACCGCCATGCGTTGCTGTTGTTACAAGGTGTATTCCTTGTGCTACGGGAAGTGCTGTTTCTGCTTCCCCCCAGATGGTGTGTTTAATATAATCTTCCAAGTTACTGTTCCTCTCTTTAAAGTATATCCTCTTCAGGTTTAGTGCCTTATGCACAATTTAAGTTAACACAATGCAATAAACGATGCAAGCATTATTATCATATGGTATTACATGGTATTATTTTTAATTTTGTTGCGCCTTATATATACGGGTCAAATATATTTTTGTGTTTGAAAATGAAAATATGGGCGAGTAAAAGTGTAAAAGTGCAACGGCTGTGTTTTAGTTTTGCTGTGATCGTTGTTCATGGTGCATTGACAAGGAATTAGTTCGTCACAGTACTCGTCACAGTTCGTCCCAGAATAGGCTGTTTCGTACCACTTTATAGTTCGACGCGAGAAAACAAAAGTAAGTTTTTGTTTTGCTTTAATTGTTTTAGCCTGTATATATAAGACTATGAGTAAGTTAGACAAAAAAGCTTTAAGAATAGAAGAAGAGCATAATCGCAAACTCACTAATCGTCAGAAAGAGTTTGCTAGACATTATGTAGACGGAACACATTCTAATGCACAATGCGCAAGATTAGCAGGATACTCTGATGTAAATGGTATTTGTAAGATTCAAGCGCATAAATTATTAGACTCAGCTAAGTTCCCTCATGTTTCCGAATATATAAAAGAGTTAAGAGAAGAACGCGAAAAGAAATATGGAGTTACTCTTTTAGGTCAATTAAAACGTTTTGCGGATCTTTCCTCATCTGCAGAAGAAGCAGGTCAATTCTCTGCTAGTATTAATGCAGAAAGAATACGATCTGCTCTGGGTGGTTTAACTATAGATAGAAGAGAAACTAATCATTATCATGCTATTGAAAACATGAGTCGAGATGAGATTGAAGCACGTTTAAGTGATCTAAGAAAAGATCATCCTCAAATGTTTGTTGAAGCAGAATATAAGGAAGTAAATGACACAGCAACCAGAGAGCCTATTGTGGAACAGATTGAAGGAAAATCTTCCAAAACATTGGAACACGACTAGGATAGAAAACCGTTACGGTGGAGGTATTCCAGACGTACATATATGTGCGGATGGCTTTGCCTTCTGGGTAGAACTTAAAGTAACCAAAACTAACCGAATTGCCATTAGTTCTCATCAAGTTGGTTGGAATTACGCGTATAACCGCTCTGGCGGTGTTAGTTTTTACTTGGTAACCCCCCTCTTATCCCCCCACCTATATTTGTTTGGGGGGGAGTATGGACGGGAGTTAAAGCTTCACGGTCTAGCAACCACTGGTTCGGGAACGGTTGTCCCTTGTGCATGGTCGGGTGACAGTTGGTCGGGCTTGATCGGAGCCATGACATCGGGTCGGGATCGGGTCGGGTCGGGTCGGGACAATTCGGGCTTCGGGTCGGGGGTCGGAGGTAATGACAATAACTGGAATAGTGACATTACCATAAACCACCAGGAATTGCCAGGCGACCAGGAAAAAAAACCAAAAATAAATCTCAATAATATTTAGATCCAGGCGCGGCCGTCACTGGCTGCAGCTATAATAATAAATCACATAAAACTTGTAATAATAATATCACTTGATATAATAAAGTATTATTAATTAACTAAGGGAAAAAATAAAATGATTAAATTTGAAAACTTTAAAAAAGTATTAACTGATAACGGCGTATCAGATACGCGCGTTGCCATAATGGCGGACGCCGTGAATTATTTGCATACCGCTATTAATGAGATGGACCAGCGCCAGCGCGAAAATTTTTTAAACGTCTACGGTGATGTTGCTGGCTTGGTTAATGATTTTGCAAGCGCCGAAGGACTAAACAAGATCCGCGCGCGCCAGCATATAGCACAAGAGCCACGCGCATGGCACGAAGACGAAAACGAGAGGTATTAAAAAATGAGTGCTTTAGGAATAACCCACACCGCAATAGCAAATAATACGACGTTATATTATAACAGTAAGTTTACAATTCGCGACGTATCCAATTATAATTTTAAAGTATTAAAACCAAGTACAAACAAAAAGCTTGGTAAAATTATTACCAAGGGAAAGCACAAAGGAAAAAAAATGTTTACGTTAACGTTAATAGAACGTGAAACATGCACGAATGAATGTGAACACTATTACGACTGTTACGGAAATAATATGCCATTCGCGCACCGTTTTGAAGTCAACCGCGCTTTTATGTTAAAACTAGAAAGCGACGTACACCACACCGCGCGCGCTAACCCTAGCGGTTTCATAGTGCGCTTGCATGTATTAGGCGATTTTGAAAGTATAGAATATGTAATTTTTTGGGAACGCATGCTAATATTATATCCTAACATGGCTATTTATGGATATACCCGCAATCATATAGATAGTGAATACGAACATATCCGCGGAATTGCCAAGGAATTAACGCGGATAAGATCCAAATATTCCGATCGATTCGCGGTGCGCTTCTCAAATAAATTAAACGAAAGTTTTAGCGCGAATAGTGAAGAGATAACAAGCGACGGAATCACTTGTTTAGCGCAAGTAAAAGAAAGTGTTAGCTGTAGCGCTTGCACATTGTGCTGGTCTAGTAAAAAACCAATTCGGTTTTTAACTCATTAAACCGCGCCCGTATATATAAGATCCAAGGCCCCGCGAGTGCGGGGCCTTTTTTTTGGGTCGGGTCGGGCCGTCGGGATCGGGTCGGGATTAGTTCGGGTCGGGTCGGGCTTTCAATAACAATAGCAAAATAATAATAATAAGATAATAACAATAATAATAATATATGCATGATTGATTATTAATAATTACCATGTTTCACGTGAAACATCAGTTGTTGCTTAAATGTCACATGATATAATAAAAGTAATAAAAAATAATAATAATGCTTTTTATTGTTGCATTGTTATATGTCACGTGATATTAATATATATATTAAGGACAAGCAACAACGCTAAACCTTAAAAACTAAGGAAACTAAAAATGACTTATGCCAACGAAAAAAAAGACTTTTTAAAAAACATATTAGAAAACTTCTCTAAACTGGAAGGCGACGGACACATGGTTATGAGACCTGCTTACTATACTGACTTAGGCTTTGATGCTGAGTTAGTAGAGAGTTGCGCCTCAATGACACCGTCAGACGAAGTAGGAGTCGTTCCTAATCAACTAGGTGTTAAGAACCTTACTTTCCTAGGAAAGTGTGTAAGTATTGTGAGTCCAGAATTTAGCTCTAATGCTTTAGGACGTGGATTCGCCGCCAGACAGTATCTGGCTGAGATTACGAGAGTAGCTAATGCGCTAGGCTTCGAAAATAAATAATCAACATGGGGCTGGCTTATACCCAGCCCCTAACTAAGGTAAACAAAATGAATAACTCCACTAGAAAAGACACCGAACTAATGATTAAGCTAAAGAAAAGAATTGATAAAGATACTGAAGCTTTAAACATTCTTAAGCAGAAGTACCGCGATAAATCCGAAGGTAAAGAAGCTTTGTTTGGATCTGCTTGGACGTGCTTCATTAAGGTCAAAGCTATTCAAAAAGTTAAACCTATCTTAAATACTAATGAAGCTAGATTAATTATAAATCTTGCCTTTAATCAGAAGTGGATAAATAAAAAGACCCATAGTAATTGCTTTAAAATTCCTGCAGTTCGCAAGCAAGAAGTATCTATATGGTCTAAATAATCGGGTCGGGACGGGTCTTAATCGACCCGTCAGCCCCTGCTACCCCTTAGGTACTTAGGTAGTAAGGCAAAAAGATAACGGGCTGTAATCGTTACCCACAGCGGGTCACAGCCCCCGGCTGCTCTTAGCGAGCGGAGCGAGCTAGTGTTTGGCACATATGATTTGATATATATTTTAATTCAGGTATAGTACCTCATGTTCAATGCACCGGAAGAAGTGATACGTGAAGTCTTAGCCTTAGAGCAAGCTAAGAAAAATTTAGTCGTCAGGGCAAAAGCTCAGGTAGACTTCATGGCTTTTGTTAAGCATGTTTATGACGGATTTATTGAAGGCGATCATCATAAAAAAGTTGCACAAAAATTTGAAAAGCTGGCCGCGAACCCTGGTTCACGAATCATTGTCAATATGCCACCACGACATACGAAGTCTGAGTTTGCTAGTTATTTGTTACCGGCATGGTTAATAGGTAAGAATCCTACCCTAAAAATTATACAAACTACGCATACGGCGGAATTGGCTGTGCGTTTTGGAAGAAAGGTAAGGAATCTTATGGAGCTTGATATTTATAAAGCTATTTTTCCTGACGTGGAGTTGCGTGTTGATTCTAAGGCCGCGGGCCGTTGGGAAACGGAACAGGGCGGGGAATATTATGCAGCGGGCGTGGGTGGTGCGATCACGGGCCGTGGTGCGGATTTATTGATTATTGATGATCCGCATTCGGAACAAGATGCGTTGTCGGAAACGGCGATGGAGAATGCGTATGAATGGTATACATCTGGCCCGAGACAAAGATTGCAGCCAGGGGGATCTATTGTGGTGGTTATGACCCGGTGGTCCTTGAAAGATTTAACGGGGAAATTGATTAAGGCACAGGGAGCGGATGTCATGTCGGACCAGTGGGATATGATAGAGTTCCCGGCTATTTTACCGAGCGACAATATATTGTGGCCGGAGTTCTGGAAGAAGGAAGAACTGCTCAAGGTCAAGGCATCACTGTCCCTGGCCAAATGGAATGCGCAGTGGCAGCAGAATCCAACGGCGGAAGAGGGCGCGATTATTAAGAAGGAGTGGTGGCGTGTGTGGGAAAGCAAAACGGTACCACCGGTCAGTTATATTATGCAGAGTTATGACACGGCCTTCTCGAAAAAAGAGACGGCGGATTATAGTGCGATTACGACCTGGGGAATATTCCAACCCGAGGAGGGGGGTCCAGAGCATATAATTTTATTAGATGCGCGAAAAGGAAGATGGGACTTTCCGGAGTTGAAGAGTACGGCGAAAGAGGAATATAAGTATTGGGAGCCGGACATGGTAATTATTGAGGCGAAGGCTACCGGTACTCCGCTCACGGACGAATTACGGGTGATGGGAATTCCTGTAATTAATTATACACCGAGTAAGGGACGAGATAAACATACAAGGATGCATATGGTGGCCCCTATCTTTGAGAGTGGTATGGTGTGGGCCCCAGATAAAAAATTTTCTGAGGATGTCATTGAGGAATGCGTAGCGTTTCCAAATGGGGACAACGACGATTATTGCGATAGTATGAGTATGGCACTTATAAGATATCGTAAGGGAGGGTTTATAAAACTTGACAGCGACCCCGAAGATGACGAACCTAGCTACCGAACACATACACGTCAATTTTATTAAGGAGAAGAATAATGGAATGGATTATGGGAAGATTAAAAGAACCTTCAACATACGCAGGCGCGGGTGTAGGGGTTATAGGTGTAGGTATTATTATTGACCAGCCAATATGTATTTTTATAGGGATTGCTGCGGCAGTCATATCTTTTGTATTGAAGGAAAAGGGGATACT